TTTGATTTTGTCTATCATTTGCCTTGTCCTTTATATGGTTTGGAACTCTTATGCTTGTTCTTGTGCTTGGTATGTCTGCCCAATTTGTTTTTGGGTTTTGCCCGAAATGATGTGATGTTTACTTTTGCTCCCATAAGTACATTCTAAAATAGTCAAACTCTTCTTTTCCACCTTCGGAGAGATAGTTCAAATACGCATCATAGATCTTCCCTTTAAACTCAATTGGTGTGGTGGTAGTATCCAATCCAGCACCTACCATCTTGACGGCATACACCTCCATTTGGTCTTGAACAACTTGCATCTGTTGAACCACAGATTCGGCTTTCTTTTCAGCAACAACCACCGCTTCTTTCAATTGCTCTTTCTCTTGCACCTTGCCTTCAACCATTTCTTCTCCTTTGGCTTTTGCTACGGAGACAACTGCCGATGCTTGACGAAGATTTGATTCAACCTTTTTCAACATTGCTTCCACCTCATCAATCGGGGGTGTTGTAACTGCACCAACTGGGAAGGCAATCTCAATGGCTGCGATGAACAGACAAAACAAAATGACAAAGTACCTCATAATTTTTTGACGGTGTTGATGATGCGAAGTTCTGTGATGGCAGCAGCCAATGCGGAATCGGATTTCTTGAGAGCATATCCAAGACGATCAATCTTCAAATCCAACGCTTCAATTTTCTTGTTGGAGTTCTCAAGTTGCTCGGTGTAAGATGACTTGACATCATAGTATAAATAGCTCACACCTACCAATGCAAGGAAAGCAACCCCAGCAACGGGATTCTTTCGGAATTGATCAAACGAAATTGGTAGCGGATTTGCGGATGGTTTTTTTACGGTCATTTGATGCGATTAATTTTTTTACTCCAATAAATAACAGCCAAAACGCCCGAAATAATACCAAGAATCCCCACCCCAAAGGTAACCAAAGGCTGATAAATTTGAGCAAAAGTGATGAAAGCACTTGAACCGCTGACCGCAGTGGCGATGGATGCCGTGGTATCATTCAGGTTTTTCACTATTTACAAATTAACTATTTCAACTTGATTAGGGTAAATCTTTTCAAGTGCTGATTCAACTGCATTAATTAACAAAACTTCTGCTGATAAACTTTCATAACTCGCAACGGTTAACTCTAAGCCGGAAAAAGTAGTGTTAAAATCTTCGATACCTTGAATCGGTGCTTTGCCTTCTGTCAATGCTTGTACACTTGCAAAAACAAAGGTTGCGATTTGGGCGGGGATGATTCCGTCTTTTTGACTTTTTACATCAGCGTAACCTTCTGCGATTACTACGATTGAACCCGATGGGATTGATAAACCGCTTGTTAGGTTTACGGGGCTTAAAATTTTTATTGCTTGCATTGTCTTATTTTTTTACAAAATTAGAATAAATCGTTCCAAGTGCTACCATTGTAGCATTGTAATTTGTTAGTTGTGGAATCATAAACAACCAATCCCGCTGCGGGTGATGCGATGGCGTTCTTTTGGGTTGTTGTCATTCGGGGTGGTAGGAAACCTTTGGTTGTGCTAACAACTTCTAGTGCTGCACTTGCTACAGGGTCTGAACTTGTACCAATAGAAACAAATTGGTAAAATTTTGCGTTGCCATTGGCGTTATTGCCTTGCATTATACTATATACACCACCAACAGTATTGATATAATTTAATTGAACTATGCTTGTATTGATTCCAACAACAGTTAAAGTACCTGCATCAGTTAATTTTAACCTTTCCGTACCCGCACTATCCTGCACCAAAAGCGATGTAGTGGCGGATGTTGAGCCGCTGCCTTGAATGTGTAGTCGTGCAGTGGGAGTGCCGTCTACATTAGAAATAAATACTCCTGTGCTACTTCTAAAAGAAAAACCACCAAAAATCGCTCTAAATTGAGCAGAAGAAGCATTACTAAATTCCAAAGTTTGACTTCCGCTACCGCTTAACCTTATACCGCCTGTTGTCTCTATGCTTTGTCCAGGTGCATTCGTCCCAACCCCCAACCTATTATTGGTATCATCCCAAAACAAGTTAGCGGCATCACTTGCAAACGCACTACCATTGCTGAACTGAATAGCACCACTCACACCGCTTGGGTTTGCAGTTAAAACGATGTTACCACTTCCCAAAAGAGATGTGTTGTTCAGCGTTTTGATATTCGTTCCACTTACAAGAGTTTCTTGAACTGCGATGTTCCCACTACCCAAAACCGATGTTGAATTGATGGTCTTGATATTTGTTCCCGAAACAAGTGAATCTTGTTTGGTAGCCAATGCAGTTGTCACAGAACTCGGAACAGGCAAGTTGCCTAATTGAACCTTTGTAGTTGTGTTGGTTGCTATGTCAACAACTGGAAAGACATCATCCGTTGTGGGATTGGTTAGTTCGGTTAGGTCTGTTATTCTCTTGTTGCTCATAATTCTAAAAAGTTGCCGTCTTGAGTTCTCATAAACTCGTTGTTTGTTGTAAGTAAATAGCCAATAAAGATTTTGTCAAATCCTAAATAGTCACCATCTTGAGTTGTCAAATAGTGTAAATCTTGAGTCATCAAAAAATCAAATGTATCTTGAATGATTGTCTCGTTCAACCCGGGGGTGTAACTCTTCGCACTCTCGGTTATGTTGTTTTGTTTTGCCGTTAAACTGGGAACATAACTTTTAACGCTTTGTGAAATGTTCCTTTGCTTCTTTGATTCTACAAAATTGTAGGTTTTCAAATTGAGCGTGTAATCAATCTTTTTCTTGTTCAGCGTAGGTTGATATACTTTGCTTAATAAAGTGCGATTAGATTGCTTCTGTACAAGCGTAGGCTTGTATTCTTTTGAATCAATGAAAGCAATACCTTCAAATCCGAGAAAATCCCCATCTTGGGTGACGAACATATCGGCATTTTGAGTTGCCAACTTAACAAAGACATCAACGGGTGATGTTGGCAATATGTCGTGTTGTTTGTTCACGCTGGGGAATAGAACACTTCAGGTTGCTCGACCAACTGACATTTCAAGATACCAGTTTCAACAAGCTCATTGGCAAGTAATGGATTGGTATTGATTGCCGATGTTTGAGCATAAACCTTGTATTCGTACTCACCATTTAAGAGAGTGAATGTCGTGCCTTCAACAACTGCAAATTGATTGTATCTTTCTTTGTGAGTTGAGATGTCTGTCAAGATTACATTCACCACTTGATCAGTCAATAGATGGGTAAGGTTGAAAAGGAAGTATGGATTTGCAATCGTGACTTTTTCCGTCAAGGTCAAATACCAATTCTTTGATTCCGCTTTTTCAATTACCAACATCTCTACAAAATAGCGAGAGTAAAAATATGTAACAAAAAAAGGGAGAGCAATTGCCCTCCCCATTCGACCTATGAAACAAGAATCAATTAGATACCTAAAGCGGTAACAACTGAACTTTGCAATTTGTAAGGTGCTTCCGCTTCGATAGCGGAAAGAGTAACTTCATAACCGTTACTATCGCCCATAGCAGTACCGGTGTTTGCAACCATTGCAGTCACATCACATCCGTACTCCTTGCCGACCAACCAATACTCATCGTTGTTGTTCTTAACGATGCAATAGCAACGACCTTGAGCAAGGAGCTTCATTTCGTTACGCTTGGTGGTTGACAATCTGCGAAGTTTGAAAACAACATCCGATTGATTGAATGATGTTCCGTTCTCAACAGATACGTTGGTGGTGATGGTCAATGATCCAGTACCTTTCGGCAACTCGTAATCGTAAACATCACCACTTGCAACGGTTGTGCCAGTTACTTCACCACTTGCAATTGTGAATTTTGAATCAACCCAAGTGATAAGGTGGATTGATTTGATGCCTCCGACTGCATCCTTGCAGTCAAGAGTGAATCCTTGTGTGAGTAAACAGGGCATATTTTATGAAGATTAAAGGGTGAAGTAAACGATTTCTCCGGGGAATGCAACCTGAACACCAGCCTTGAAAGTGAAACGAACACGAACCTCATCGTTGTCCTGTGAATACCACATTTTCACTTCTTCTTGCTCGTCAATCAAGTCAGTACCCATAAAGAAGTTGCTCAAAGAACCAGCAACAATCTTGTTAGTTCCGTTCAAACCACCAACAGCGATCAACTTCATGTTAGTACCGGGGTAAACCATTTCCATTGAAGTGGCAGCATCGGCAACATAGTGAAACAAGTTAGCGTTCTTCAAGTTTACCAACATCAATTTGTAGGCATCAATTCCCAAGAAACAAACCAAGTCAGTTTTTTCAGCAACGGCAGCAGGGATGTTGGCGTAAACCTGATCCAAGATGTCATCGATGTTTGCAGCGGTGATTGAAGCGAATGTAGTTGGTGCAGAGTTTGCCAATACTGGAGAAGCGGCAGCAATGATTTTGTTGAAACCATCGAAACGGTTCAAGTTAGGGTTACCAGAAGCGGTATCACCTTGCCACATTGCAACTTCCAAAGTTTGTGCAATAACGGCAGCCTTTTCAGCACCTACTTGCTCTTCAAAAGGAATCATAGTTGGTGAACCAGGCATGATTTGTGTTTGCATCCACTTTGCTTCCAATGTTTTTGGGCAAAGAGTTTCTTCAACTTTCACTGCACCAACGGTGATATTACGTTGAGTGAAGGCAGTTGTACCACTTGGATTGTAACCACAACCATCGGCTTGGAAGAAAACGGTTGAAGCAAGGATGTTCAACGCAGATGCAGATTTAACACCTACTTGAACTTGGTTAGAAGATTGCAACAAGGTTGCAGTTTTGCTCCCGAAAAGAGCTTTTACCAACAAGTCAGTTGATTGTTCGTTGGTGTAATTAGCGAGTGTTCCTACTGAAAATGACATAGTTTTATTTGTTTATTGCGTTTTTGAATTTTTTAAGTGCTTCAAACTGATCATTCTTTTTGTTTGAAACTGGAGTTTTGATTGGGGTTTCGCTTGGTAAGTCAGCAACTTTCTCAATAAGATCAATTGCTTTGCTCATTGCTTCCTTGTGCTGGGTGTTAGATGCAGACAAAGCCACAACTTTTGCAGACAATTCTGCGATTGCACTTTCCAACTTTGATACAACATCATTGAAATGAGATACGGTTGCAAACTCTTCTTTGGCTTCAATCTCAATTTCAATTTCTGGTTCAACGATTTCAGTAACGATACCGTCAACAGTTGTCACCAACAAACCACCTTCAACTTCGTGAGTTGCATCAGGTGCTGGGATTGAACCTTCAGCAGTTTGAACAAAGATGGCAGTTCCTACAACCAATTCACCTTCCCATTCAACGATTGTTCCATCAGTCAAAGTGGCAGTTGCCATCTCAACTTTGATTTCTTCTTCGGAGAATCCCAGCATCGTGCGGATTTCCTTGAGTGTTTCTTTTGCGTTCATTTTGATATAAATTAGATTTTGTTTTTACTTGTTGCAATTTTACTTTCCATTCCACTTGGAAAGAATCTCTTTCATCTGCTCAATGAGTTGTTCTTCTTTGTCTTCGGGGAAATCAAAAACACCCTCAACGGAGAATCCTTTGAACTCACCTGATTTCACTTTTGCCCACACATCATCGTTGTCAATGAGATACGAAACAAACCAACTTCCATCTGCAACTTCTTCAAATCCCTTCGGTGGCATCACCCCTCTTTCACGATCTATGATGTATGATTCAAACAAACTCACGCCATTCATTATGGGTGTTTTGTGGTGTGCGTTCACGGAGTTGTACTGGTTTGACCTTGCCCATTTCTTGGCAATCTTGAAGATGGATTCCTTGTCAAACACCACATAGTATTCACCACGGATCTCATCTCTGCGATAGATGGGTAAATCCGCAATCATCGCAGCCCCAGTCACGATTCTTTTTTCCTCGTCTTGGATGGCAAATTTACTTGCTGACAATTTGCGTTCTGTCCAACGCAACATCTCTTCACCGCCCCACAACAAATATGAGATTGTTCCACAAGCGGTATCATCATCGGGGTTGTAGTATTCCTTTGCTCGTGATAGATATGAATAGATCCGTTGAACGGTGTCATCACTTATCGGTTCACCTTGAGCCAATTGTTGACCTCTCACCTTGCCCACTTGTGTTGCACACTTGTTGCCGTTCTCCTCGTTCAACCGGATACCTCTTTCGGCATTGGCTTTCGCACCTTCAGGATAATCCGTGTAACTCTCAAACTTTGACTGATACATTGAATAACAGATTGCAACGGCTTGTTCACTATCCTTGCCTTCGCCAATCAAGATTGGAATGCATCTTTGAACGAACTCTTCTTCACTCTCGTTTGGATTGGGTTCAACAAACTGCTCATTGAATGCGAGAAAATCCTTTTGAATGGCTGCGTTTTCAACGAGAGAAACAAAGTCAATGCCTGTCTCCTCGTCAAATTCGTTGATGTCTAATTTGTAAACTGGAAGTTTCATCTTATTCAAATAGCATTATCGTACAACAGATACCCTTTTTGTGTTTCCAACCCTTGCTTGTGATCGGCTGATATCACCTTCCGTTACAAATACTTTCTGCGGAAATCCCGCACCAGTTTCCGTAGGCAATGAAGATGATGTCAAATTAGGAGGATTGATTGCAATGGGGGAAGCACTCACACCACCTTGACCGCTTCCACCGGAAAGCACTTGTTTTGCCTTCGCTACATTCGCCAAAATCCTTGCCACACCTTGAGCATAATATGCAGCGGTGAACAAAGGCGTTGCAGGTCCGAGAATACCAGCGACCTTTGCAGATGCTTGAGCAGATTCCGCATTTAATCCTGAAAAAGCAATCGCACTATCAATCGCAATTTCAACCAATGCAATGCCCTTTTGAATGTTCTCTCGCTTCTTCTCTTCGTTGGTCAAGATAGTATTCAAAGAAGTCAAGCCATCAACCGTGCTTTTGGCAATTGATAATTTGGCATCTCTAATTTGTTGATCGGCTTTGAGATTTAATGCAATTCGTTTTTTGTTGTATTCTTGTTCAAATGCAAGTGTCTTTGCTGCATACAATTGGTCAATCTTTTGAATCTCCTCTTTGTTTCCTTTTGCCATTTCAACTTGTTCCGCATACCAATTTGAAAGGTTTGAAATTTGAATCAGTAATTCCTTTTCTATTCTCTTATATTCATCATCGGCATTTTGCAAATCCTTTTTTAATTTCTCATCATTAATTTGATTGTCCAAATCTTGCAAACGCTTTGCGTGTGATTTGCGTCTTTCTTCGGCTTCTTTCTGTTTGTCTTGTTCGTATTTTTTCTCTTCAGCATCAATGACTTTTTTCTTCACGGTCAATTCAGCATACAAACGAGCTTCTTCAGCAACTTCTTCTTCAGTCAATTTCACTCCCTCACTTCTGCGTTTTTTAATTAGATTCAATTCGTTTTCTACAATCTTTTTGCGGAGTTCAAAAATCTCGGTTTGCTTGTCTCCTTGTGCAGATAGAATATCAATTTGACCTTGCAATTCAGCATTGGTGACTTCAATTGATTTCTTGAATGCTTTGTAGTTTCTTTCGGCTTGTGAAGTTACTCCGATGAAATCTGTAAACTGCTGAACCAAATTACCTACAATTGCGGAAACGGTTTTCAATCCGGGAATTGCATTGGTTATTGCAGCACTCAATTTCTCAAAGTTTCCGACAACATAACCCAAAGCAACTGCCAACAAACCTATCCCAGTTGCCGTGATTGCACCTCTTAAGGTAGTGAATGCGTTTACAACCTTGCCTTTGATTGTACTTGCCAACGCCCCAAATTGTTGTTGAACCTTGCCAAGACCTTCCAAGCCTTCAGCCAATGCCATTGCACCTTGCAACTTGACCAATGTCTTCTCCAGTTCCTCGGATTGGTTGCCAAACAATGCAACTGCACCTTGTGCTGCTTGGAATCCACGAGCTACACCTTGAACAACCGTGTTGATTTGTGCAAACTTATCAGGGTTTAATGCTGCCACACGATCATTGAAATCCTCCATCATATCTCGTGCTTCAGCAAGTGCTTGTTCAGCCCTTCTCGCTTCAGGTGAGAATGCACCGAATTCCTTTACTGCTCTTTGTGCTTCAAGAGATAGTTGTTTGATTTCTGACTTGATAGAGCCAAATGAAGGTTTTTTGACCGTTAAGTCAATCGCTGCTGTTATTGCCATTATTTTTCTGCTATTATAAAGTAATCCACGCCATCCGTTTCAAAGATGTGTGATGCCCAATGTTGATTGATCGAATGTGTATCCGCACCGTCAATCTTTGCCGTTCCAGTTGTATCAACGGTGATGGTATGTGCGGAAGTTAATTTTTTGACTGCAAATTGTTTACCGCTTAAACCCGTTGGATCAGGCAAGGTGATTGTCTTGTTTCCACTTGTGGTATCAACCAAAAACAATCTATCGTCTTTTGTTGCCGTTGTGTTTGCCGTTACCGTCTTGACCGAACCACCACTCAAAAAGGATGGATACATCTCGTAGTTACCGACATAGAGTGTATTGGGTTTGATGACTGCAAAATCCTCACACAATATCGCAGCACTCCCATCCGTTCCTGCTTGGAATGTCGTGTTTGTAGATACCACGCAAAATGAATCCTTTGCATTGTTGTTTTGAACTACACCATCTCCTTGAACCAATCCTCCACCACCTTGTGAAATACCAACAGTCACTCCTTTGATCCCCGGCTTGAATGGTCTGTTTCCACCCGGATATGTATCACCATAGGTTTCACCTTGCTGACCTTGTCCAGTTCCAGCACCAATGGTCTTTTGTGTAATAGTTGCTGGTTGAATGAATTGAGCCAATAAGAACTCACACAAATACACACCATCTTCACTTGGATTGTAATCCTCAATTTTGTTCAATCTCCAATACTGACCTTCAAAAAAGTAAGCATCAGCAAAAGACAAGTTCAACCAATCCTTTGGCGTAATTCTAAAGTATCCCCTAAACAACTTGGAATTGCTTCCAGTTATCTCCGACAAAAACCGATAATAGAAATTATTGACAAGGTTTGAATTGGTGTATTTGTAACCAGCACCGATTCCGATTTCTTTCGGCATCCCAAAGAGAATGTCAAAAGTTGGATTGGTGATTGAATCGTAGTGCAATGTCAATGGCAATGAATAACGGTTTGCGTAATTCAAACCAACACCAGCATATTGAGACCATAACCTCCAATTCACACCAGTAACCAAACCACTATAGTACAGGATCCTCAAATCACCATCCTGATTGTTCGGCATATACGACAAGACAAAATTCTTTTGCGAGTTGTATGACCTTACTTGAGTTGGGGAGAATGCAATCTCAATCTTCTTTTCATTCTTGATGAATTGGTTGTCTACCTTGTATGTTCGTGAACCGTAGTTTGATTGGTAGTTTTCTTGATAAGTGACATTCGCATCATCCTTTCCTTCCTTGTAGGTGAACACATATGGGTTTGCTTCAAGTTCTCCCATTGGCACAATTTCCACACTTTGTGAATAATCCAACTTTGCCGTCCAATCAATTTGACTGCCGTTGTAGAATTCATCACGAGGAACAATGCGTAGTTGCTTTGGATTGTCTCTGTTGGGTTCAATATAAAGGTTGAACATCTTGATGAAAGACATCAGCAAATCACTTTGCTTGATCTCCGAATTCAAGAAAACACCAAAATCAACTGTCTCACCATAACCAAAGGTGTATGATGTTTGATCATTCTCCATAAATGAGCCAATTCCCATATCAAGTTGGAATTGTGAATTGGTCAAATTCGTGTTATTTGCTTGATCCCATACTTGAGCCAAACGGATATCAACTACCTCACCTGATAGCAATGTTATCGGTTGAAAATACAAAGCCACATTGAACGCTGGAGAGCCAAAATCAACGGTGACTGTTGCAGTTGTCTTCAATACTCCGTTGGCATACAATCCAAATACAAGCCAAATGTCCTCTTGGAATGTAGGGGCATAGCCAGTTGATGCGTAATTTAACGACAAGTCAACATCAAAAACAAAGTTACCGCCCACAGGCAAGGTGTATTGTCCCGTTGTGTTGTTATAGTTTCCACCATTGTCATAGTTACCACCGGTTGAATCGTTTTGAAACAACAAGATTGAGTTCAAATCAAGTGATTGAGCAGTTGTTGTGCGAGAAGCTCTAAACCTCCGTGATTCCAAAATGGCTGCATCCGCAGTCAACGAGGATGGATTTGGTAGGATTAATCTCTTGAACTTGTCGTTGTTAAAATACGAATCGTTTGTGTATGTAAACCCTGAATTGTTGAATATCTTGTCAACAACCGTCTTTGCATAAAGGCAAGGTGTGAATTGATTTGTCTCCCAAATAGTGATGTTTGACGGATGACCTTTGTCAATCATTGCGTAGACATACCCACTACCATAGGCGAAGGCTTGTGGGCTTCCGTTCTTGTAGATTTGAGAATCCCAAGAATCAATGACATTCCCACTTGACAAGGTATGGTTGTATTCCGTGAAATCTAATTGGTTCAGTTTAAGGTCTGCAATGTTGGTGAACAAATCCGCAGATTGTCCGTGACAAGTTACCTCATACACGATGTGAGTTGAATCATCCACACGAATGGTGAGCAATCTCAAGAATCCTCTTAACTGCTCAATCCCGTCTTCGTAGATAATGCAATCCGCTTTGATATTTGGATTGAAGGATGTGCCGTAGACCGTCTGCTCAACCTCAAAAAGATGAGAGAAGATTTTGTTGTTTGTCGCAGTACCGGGAATCTCAATTGTCTTTGACCATTCACTTTCTCGTGATTCTGGTTCACGGATGTCCGCAATGCTTCGTGTGATCAGCACATCGGGATTTTGCAACAATTCTAAAGGTTGCCCTTCAACTAAAATTTCTATCATCTTCTTTGTCTCTTGGTATCAAAAGAATAAGTGATGTCCAACTCAAGCAAGAACGCATTGTCTTGAATGTGCTTTTTCACCTCGTAGTTTGTTGTATCTATGTTGACGGCAACCAATGTGCCATCATAAGCATAAACGACTGGAGAAGATATCAAATCAAGCAACCATTGTGACTGTGCTTCCGTAATCCAATTACTGAACAACTTGACCTTGTGCATCATATTTGTGTCATAGGTTTTGGTCTTGAATGATGATGTCTCATATCCATATGACGCACCCAATGTGTAAGGATTGGCAGAGAATTGCCGTCTTGCAATGTCGTAGGTATCTCTTCTCACTCGGTTGAATCGGAATGAATCAAATCCACCCAATGAGTTTAGGAAGAATAAATCGGTTGTATCGTATTTGCTACACTCTTCAATTAGGTTCACACGATAGGTTTCGGATAGAACCGTTGCCCCAAGTTTTAACTGAATGTCATAATATGTCGCTGCACCGGGAATTGATAATTGGCTTCCTGATGGAATCCGAACTATCTTGGAAGACGGCAAGGACAAAGTTTGTGTGGATGCATCGGAGTAAGTAATTACCGCAGATGTTGCAGTATCTCTTATCGCATACAACCAATCCTTTTGACTGCGATGGATTGTCTTTGAACGAATCGGAGTCAAGAACTTACCGTCTCCATCCATTGTGTATTGACCGGAATAGTTCACCAAGTCATATGGATTCAATGCAGCGTTCCAAACCGTTCCAGTTGCTGATGTCAAGTTCGTGTATTCAGTTACACTACCGGTGGCTGATGCAGAATACTCATAACCGAATTCAACTTTGTAATCCATTGAGGAGTTCACACAACCACTTGCAAGTGTATCATTGTAGTTCCAATCGAAAGAGATGTAGTTCTCAAGGATGCGACCAATGTTGAACACCCCTTTGTTGGTGCTTCCATAGTAAATCGGTGCTTTCAGTTTGGCAAGTGATGTCGTGTTTTGCTTGACCTCTGCAATAAACTTGAAATTGTCTTTTGAATAGATACCACCGCTGGATTCCGATATCACAAAATTGGTATCGTTGTATCCGGGTGCATATGTGTTTGGTTGTTGAGTGATAGATAATGCCACACACAAAAATAGCACTCGTTGGAATGCGTTCCAAATGTCCCTTATAGTACGCAAAAGCATATAATTTGTCCGATATATAACACATTATACTCAATTGCATATAGTTATGATGGACAAATCAGACATAAATACTTTGCAATCAGTAGTGATTCCCAATACTTATCGCAACAAATGACTTTTATGAATGAATATACTGGAAAAATTCATGCATTTATTCGGGTAATCACCGAGTATAGTGGAAAAATTTGACAACTAACATTTGCCAGTAATCCTATAAATTGGCAATAATTTGAAATACTGCCGTAACATATTTGTACTACTATTTGTTACAACATCTCATTCAAACAAGCAATGACATAGGTCTCAAATCCTTTGGTTGATGCCTGATCTAATCGTTTCAACTTCTCTTTTGATTGTTGCTTATAGAAAGCCATAGCATTGAGGAATTCAATCAATGGCATATGCAGAAAGAAATCCCACTTTGTGCGGTCTTTGTTTGCCATATGATGCACCATCTCCAGCCAATTGAATGGACTTACTGCTTCTCCAATTTGCTCATCTCCTCCTTCAAAAAGGAGTGGATACATTGCAATAACTTTGGATAGGCTGCCGAAAAAAAAACTGCATAGGAATAGGGCAACGGAACATCCATTGATAGAAACAAATCGCACTTGTCTTGATAGTGTGCCTGAGCATCTTTGATGGTCTTTGATTTGCCGAAGAAATCCACCTCGTATGCAAGTAAAGCCATTATCTTGTGAAGGCTTTCAATCGTATCTCCGTTGAACACTTGCTGAAGTTCAATGAAGTGGTGACCGCAAATCTCATTGGGTGTTTTTGCCAATCGGAAATATCTTCCTTTGTGCTTGAACATAAATTGCACAGGTCGGTTTGGAAGCTCATTCAAGAACTCCAACTTTTTGAATTCTCTTGTAAGGTCATCAATCGGCATTGATTCTACCTTGTCCATTGACCAATGGTTCACGATGGCAAGGATGTTCATTGTCCGTTCAATGTTGGACATATCACGACAAGAGTGTATCTCTTGAAGTTGATGGATGGTTATGTTGTTCCAGTTCATATTAGGCGAAATAAAAAGTTCCCGGTCTGTTGTGTTTCTTACAGTCAACTGCCAAAGCCAAAGCCATCACGCAATCATCGTGCAACCCTTGTGGTGCAGTATACCTCACACCCGTTCTTGTGTATTCAAATTCAAAGTTCTCCATCTCACTTCCGATGGGTTCTTCAGGGAAATACACCTCCCTATTTTGTACGCTGATTACCAACCCTTCAATCAGTTGTTGTTTGCTCTGTGATGTGAACTTAAACCCTTTGATTCGGGGATGGCTTCGTTGCAATTGCTCAACGATAGGATCCCCAACACCGGTACTATCACAGAATGCAGGAATCACCCCAATCAATGTCGTAATTCTTGCCAATGTTTGCGACCAATCCGCTTGGAATCGGTCTACATATGATACACAATTCATTGCATCCAAGCCAATGATGACCGTATAATCCGAATACTTTGCCAAATCCACACCCCAAGCAACAACACTTTTGTTAGTTACTGGCTTGTAACAACTACGAATCGCATCAATTCCGAATGGGTTTGTCTTGTCATCCGCTGGTTCTGCCAAATACAACTCATTGAAGACGTGAAGTGGGAGATCTCGTTTGGCTTGTTCAACCTCCTCAAGTTTGAGAATCCCTTCCTTGACCGCATCATATGCAGTAATCTTGAAATACTTATATTCATTCTCCCCGCTTCTCGCCCGTTCGCCCAACTTATAAAACCAATTCTTTTTCCCTTTGACATTCCCAATCAGTTTGCACTTGCCTTGTGTCGCAGTTAGGGTTGAACGCATCGCATACCACGATTCCTCACGCATCCTTGATGCCTCATCAATCACCGCAGCGTACACATCATCCCCATACAAGTTGTCGGGCTTCTCACCTGATTTGAATTCTATCCTTGCACCCGTTGGAAGAGTGAGCAAAAGTTTGGTTTCGTTGCTGATAAAGAAGTTCTTGTCCGTGACTTGTGACTTCATCCTTCGGAATGCAATCTCCGCTTGTTGGTATACTGGAGCAACCCACCACACGGATTGATTGTCCTTGCACTTCAACGCTTGTTCAAATAACCATATGATATGACTTGCCGTCTTGCCCGTCTTTGTACTCGCAGCAGTAATGGTAAAACGAGCATCACAATCAAGGATGTCTTTTTGGTAACTCGTGACATATGGTCTTTGGTAGGTTATTTGCATAAACTTTGGTACACACTCAATCGTGTTAGGTTGTGCAGTTCAAGGTTGTGGTATGTCTCACAATAGATGCGATTTGATTCTCCCATTGATTGTCTAACAGAATGACCAGCATCAATCAGTTTCTCAATGGATGCCTTCCAGTTGTTTTGAGTTGCGAAGATCACACCATCATTCCCGGTATGGTATAAGTATGGGTAAACTGCTGAACAGATGATGGGGATAGAATAGGCAGCGGCTTCCACAATCTTCAACTCCGATTTGCAGTTGTTGAAGTGGTTGTCCTGAAGCGGTGCAAGTACGAAATCAAAATGCTTGTAGACCTCACCGTATTCAAATACCGAAGTGCCTTGAACGATGTTGGCTTTTGGAATCAGTTTGACGATGTTGTTCCAATGATCACTCGGTGTGTATCCGCAAATGTAGAAATCCACATCCATTGAATTGATGTCATCGGCAATGAGCTTCAAATCCTCCTCGTGTGTGATTCCACCAACCCATCCTATTTTTACTTTCTCGTTCTTCTCCTTTGGTTGCTTCCATTGGTTGTGAGATGTATCCAGGCAGTTTGGCACAATGTAGACATTTTCATTGATTGTCCTCACTTCATTGGCGAGTTTTTGAGTGGTGCAGAATACCGCATCCGCATAGTTAATGGCATCCTTGATGGAGTTCTTTATCCCTTTGCGATAAGCCCAGTATGCTGGATTGTATTTTGGCAGTACCCAATAATCATCCACATCAATCACATAAGGCTTCCCGGCATCCGTGATTCGTTTCAAGACATCGTACTGGTTCTTTCCAAGCCATCGTGAGAAGACAATCACATCGTAGGGTGCAAGGTCAACCTTCATCCATTCGGCTTGTGATTGACAGACATCAACCACCGCTTCTCCGTTTATTTGCATTCTCAAATGTGGTGCGTAGATGCGATGGTAAACCACGCCATTGATTCCGTCTGTTAGTATTAAAAGTTTCATAGGGTATTAAGTAAGAAGTTAAAGCCTTGATTCGTGACATAGTCAAAGCCATTGTTGACAGGGATAACATTTGGTGAGTGAACGCATACCTCAAGCAATCGTTTTACTTTCATTTGCTCTGCTATTGCGTAGGTGCTTGACTGATTCCCAATGAACGCCTTGCAACTGCCGACAATTGTTGCCAACATCAATGCATCCTGACATTTCAATAGTTCACAATCCAACTGCCATCTGTCGGTGAATGCGATGTATTCCGATTCGTACCCAAAGAACACGCACTTGTGTTCCTTTAATGGGAAATAGTTGATATCGTGATTGCGATAACGAGCAGAGAAGTTCAAGAGAATCTTGTCCGCAAAGTATGGGATAGGTTCATTCGCTTCAATGCAAGGTTCGTGAAGGTCGGTGATCAATTCAGGATACACAAGAAAGTGATTCCGTCTCAAATCACCAGCAGCAAGATTTAATCCGTGACGCCTGAACTTATCAAAGTCATACCACATATCACTATGGGTATGCATATGAACGCCTTTGATGTACGACTGATGCTCAAGTAATGGTTTGATGTATTCGTATGAGTTTAAGTTCATACAGTATCCTCCGCTTGGATGACCGGCAACAGTATTCTGCTCACGGAATCCGATGTGAAAATCTACCGCACCGTGTAACTCTGCAACTCGCTTGGTTGCCGTAAGTGAATAGATCAAATCACCAAGATGTCCGGATTGGATTACTTTCATAGTTCTTGCAGTATTTGTTTGACCTCCAAATAAAACATCAATTCATTGCGATTCTCCCAAGTTTTATGAGACAACGCCTCAATGATTTGGTCAACTGCAACCAATGAGCAATCCTTAACCGTCAACGAGTTGTTGAACGATTCTTTGATTTCTTGTGCTTTGTCTTGTGATGTCATTCGTACGGCAGTAAGGGGATGGGCATCCAGTACAACATCTCCACAAAGTTCCCTGTGAATTCATCAATCCAATAACCCTCAATGTAACGGGCAAGGTGTTTGATTTCTTGGTTATCACTCACCACACAAAGGCGTTCATCTTCAGGTGGTAGGATGTTCTCATCTCTCCAGTTTGCTTTCATCTAAATTAAGTGTTATTGTGAAATTCTTACTTTCTATTGTTTGGTCAATCGTTTCTTTTGGTTTGCCTTGTGATCGTGTTAACAACATCTCCAAGTTGAACAAGGAGTTTTTGTCGTGCGATTTCAATAATGCACCGGCAATGATTCTCTCCAGTATAGTGAACTCATCACCCTTGTCTATCTTCTCAAGGTCTTTGCGTGACATCGTGAGCATTGTATTGACGGTATCCTCAACTTGGCTTTTTTGATATCCAATTTCTTTCAATTGGGTGATCAACTTCTTTGGTCTGCCGTGCGGATTTAGGACTTCTCCTTTCTCCGGTCTTGTCAAACTCCCTCCGTGTGGTTGCTTCTCTTGTATTGCCATATTCCCGAATTTATCCCGAATTTATTTTACCATTGACAATCTTTGTTCGTGAATCGATTTCAACCACTCCTTGTATTGTTTCTTATCTCCAAACTTGATGTGATCCTCACGACATAATGCCATCAGGTTTTCAATGTTGTCCGCTTCCTTGCTTCCCCCTAAACCTCTCGCCTCAAGGTGATGGATGTCAATTGCCGTTTTTCCACACACCTCACAAGGGATGAAGTCACTTATGTCATATCCGAAATGGTTTAGGTATGTCATTGTGTGTTTCTTCATTGCTCATTCTTTCTCCTTCTCTTTGGTTTTTGCTCATCATCGGCAAGTTGTGCTTTGGTGATGGCTTCTTGTTGTTGGTTTGCCCATATCAAAAGTGAGTGCAATGCTTCGGTCACACAAGTACTGCAATTTGGTAAATTCCTTCCGAAGATTTCACGGTGTACATTGTTAAGGATTGCCCCTTGTTCTGGTGATGGTGCGAATACTTGTGTTTTCTTCCAAGCATCGTAAAGGGGTTGGAGTGATAGTATAAATTCAATGTTGCTCATAGTTTTGTTTCTAATAGTGCGACAATCACGGTGGCGATGGATGCGTAAAGTATCCCCACCCAACCGTAGGTGTATAGGAAAAAGGACAAGCCCAACCACCACGACAAGCAGAAAGCACAGTCAAGGGGTTTCATTCGCTTCCATTTGGAATAATCGCTTCCGTAGAGATAGCGTTTTAATAGATCGGCTGGTTTGCCAAAGTTTACGATGATGATTGCCAAACAAGCAATTCCAATTATTTCTGTATGCATCTTTCTTTCATTAGTTTAATTACTCGCAACACTTCACGAACGGAGATGTCGGTCTTTCGATGGATTGCCCTTGCTGACATTCCTGAACACCATAGTTTAAATAACTCCCTTTCATAAAAATATGCTGATTCTGTCACTTGGTTTATTTTGTTGATTCGTTCAAGTTCAATTCCTTCCGTTTGCTCTCTCTCATCCAATAAGTCAATCTCTTCAGCGAAGTCAAGCTCGTAAACATCGTGTTGATCATATATTCTTGATTCGCCAAAGGGATGCCGGTTGCCGTTGATACAAAGGTAAAGAAGACGGATTGACCAAAACTGGATGTATCCGTCTCTGTATATTTTCTCGATTTGTTCATCAGGTTTCTCAAGTATTGTTAAAAAGTAAAATTGATACAACTCCCTTGCCAACTCATTGTTTTTTGCAATGTTCTTGGTTGCTTTCCTCAACCAATCGGCTTTGGATAGTTCCAATATGATCTCGGCTTTATTCAATTTTTCTTTTCAATAATGCAAATATAACCATCTTTTTCGTACTTTTTTTGACATCTCAAAACTTGCTCTTCCTCATACAAGATGTGTATCGTGCTGGAGAGTCCTTTGGTGCAAGTAATCACCCAATAACTGAACGGATGTTTCATATGTCTGTCTTGTTGTTTTGTCGTGTGTAACTAAATTATCAAAGACATTGATGGCATTCATCACGCTGGAATGGTCTCTCCCCAATATATAGCCAATTGATGAGAATGTCATCTTCAAGTGCTTACGGCAAAGGAAGGAAAACATATGACGAGCATACACAACGGATTGTTTTCTCAATGATGAAATAACGAGATCAGGTGTGACATCGTAGGCTTGACAACAAACTCTCATTGCATCTGTCCAGTCAGCATCAATGCTATTCAAATCGCACTTGGGTTGAATGATTTCTTTTTTCAATCGTTTTAACTCTTTGTCGTGCTTGACGGTTATGTCTGCAATCTGTAAACGCAATCTGCGAATTTCTTGCTTTAGGTTGTGGGTTTCTTGATAGGGGTTCATTAGAATGTTATTTTGCATTTGTTACACTTGTGCTTGTTTACGGTTTTCAGCAACCACACCTTCCCAAGTTGATTACACTTTGGGCATTTTGGATGTTCCGCAAGTACAATTGAATCATAGACGGATTGCCAATACTCGTGACCTTGTGGCGTTTTATCCCATTTGAACGCATCTAACAGCATATCTTGGAGAGTGTTATAGCATTGCACCTTCTTGTCCTTTTCAACGAGTGAGATGAATTCTTTGTACATTGGCAATTCTTTTGCTTTTGTTCGCAGTTGGTTGAATCTGCGGTAGTCAATTATTTTCATAATAATTTGTATTGTTTTAAATCTCTCATAATTGCAATTGATTGTAATAATTCATCATATCCATCTATTGCATCACCAATGTATTCGTGGCAATATGATTTTCTAAATTGATAGTTTAAATATTTTTTATCCTCTCTTTTTTTCTCTCGTTGCTTACCATTGTACATCGTTGGCTTCCAAAGTGATATTTTCATATTCCTATATTCTCCCAATGCTGGATGAATGGTTTTTGTAAAATAACGATACCCAATGTTTTTACAAATACCTCCAATAAAATTACTGATACTTGTTCCAATACCCAACCCTTGATAATCTGGCAAAACTACAATCCGGCTATCTCTATAAGCATTTGATATGCCACCGGATGTTTGCATACCAATCACCGCTATTGCAATCGGTTTTTCATTCCATTCAAACAAAATAAATTTAAACGCTTTGTTAACTGCCTCTGTCATATAGTGATGCTTTTTGAACAAGTCATAAGTTTTTGATTCGCACCGACTAACTTGTAAATTAATTTTTGGTCTTCCTTGCCGAAGATAGTCGTGTCTTTCAACACGCTCCTTCAATGGTGAATATGTCCAATCTGGCATCAACCATTCCATTATATCAAAGTGACAACTTGCGACAATGATTTTTTTATTGGTTTTGCGAATATACTTTTGCAATGAAAACGACATTGCCTTTGCAACCTCACGATCAACAACACTTGTGAATTCATCAACAAGAATTGTTTCATTCTCTTTTGCACTCCCTATCAAATAAGCCAATTTTGCACGATATTGTTCCCCATTTGACAACACTTTAAATGGTCTTAACCAAGTTGGAATACTGGACAATCCCATAGCACCCAAAAGTATTGAAGCATCACTTGGAGATAACCAATGAAAATTTGAAATCAATGCTTTTTTGGAATCAAATTCAACTTCTTTGATTGTGCCAAAATGTTTGAGTATCGTTGTTTTACCACTTCCACTTCCACCATAAACAACGCCAATCTGCCAATCAAAATTTTTGCACTCATCTAAATTTATTGGAATTTCAACAAGCGTTTTTGTTATGTCTTGAATGTCAAATGATTCACAAACATATTTTGTGTATTCATCTTCAATGATTGCATTTGATAATTTAATCTTTCTCATATCTTCTCCTTATAACTGGTATACATTCCCTCAAAGTATGTCGGTATTGTGACGCACTCTCCGTTGCGGTTCTTTGCGATGATCAACTCCGCTTCCTCCATTTCGGGTTTCTCTTGCTCATAATACATCGGACGAAATGGAAACATCACGATGTCGGCATCTTGTTCAATTGCACCTGACTCCCGAAGGTCACTCAACATCGGTCTTTTGTCTGCTCTCTCCTCACTCTTGCGTGATAATTGTGCAAGTATCATCACCGTGATTTTGAGTTCCTTTGCAAGGAGTTTTAATGTGCGTGATATCTCTGCAATCTCTTGTTCACGGTTTGTCTTTGTCCCTTTAATCAACTGGATGTAGTCAATCACAAGCAAGTTCAATCCCTTCGTTGATTTGTGAAGTTTTGCTTTCGCTTTGATTTGTCCGATGCGAGAATCTACATCATCATCAATAAAGAACTCAATCGTTTGTCTGTTGGCAATGTCACAAACCTGAAGGATTTCATTCTCTCTCAATTGTCCGTTGCGAATCTTCCAATTGGCAATGTCTCCAATCAAAGAAATGTATCTCTTTGCAAGTTGCTCATTGGACATCTCAAGTGAAATGAACAAAGCCTTCCCACCAATCTGTGCAAACTCCTTTGTCAAGGTCAAAGCAATTGCCGTCTTTCCCATTCCCGGTCTACCAGCAACCACAATCAAATCCCCTTCGTTGTATCCACCAATGTACTTGTCAAGGAATCTCCATCCGGTTTGCTTACCCGTTAAGTTTCCACCGTTCTGTGCATTGAATACAATTTGATCAACGACCTTGTTGGTCACCTTCACAATACTGGATGGTTCTTTATGGGTTGAGAAGGTTGTGCGTTCAACTACATTCTGTATGTCGGTAACAAGCTCATTCAATTCCTTTGTAACATCCAAAGACAAAACACCTTCAACAACTTGCTTTTTGATGTAATCGTGTTCCAATTGCATCAAGTGTGGTTTGATGTCCGTGATGCCGGATGCCTGTTGTTGAAGTTGGATAATCTCAATCACTTGCACTCGGTCAAAGTGTTTGGATAAACTCACATAGTCAATGGCTTCGTTGTTGTAGTACATCTCTGTCATAACCTCAATCAATTTGGCTGACATTGAATCCGTAAACCAGTTCTTGTTTATTCTTGGTAAGAAGTGTTTTGCGTCATCGTAAAACAGCATATTGGATAGGATGATTCTTTCTGTGTTCATAGGGTTGCAATTTTAGGTTTGTTTGTTTTGATTTCCTCGGTTTGAAGATTATTTAATTTCCAAGTTCTCACGGATGCTTTCCAATCTTTCATTTTGTTTTTACCAACTAACCAACCGTTTGATTCGTAATGAGACATCCATCTTTCGGAGATGTCATTCATTCCTTGTTCTTTCATATAAGTTTTAACATCTTCAATGGTCGGTTTTTGGAATCTCTTTTCTTGTTCTTGTTCTTCTTCTTGTTCTTCTTCTTCTTGCGATGCAGTATACATACCGTTTACATACTCTATCAATACTCTATCCTTCACAAGACAAAGTTCTGATTTTATGCAACTTGCAACTTTTGGCGATGTTGAACCGTTGTATTTCATCCAGTTCTTTAAGGCAATCTCTTTTGTTGTTTCTGAATATAGAACTTTCCCAACTTTTATAAAGTATGCAAGGAGTTTAGATACTTTATCTATACTGTATCCAAGTTCAAATGACATTTGTTTTTTACTGATTTCATAAATGCCACATTGCTTTGTGCGTTCATTTGTCAATAAGTACAAATAGAATAAACGATGGTCATTGTCAAGATCCTGAATAAATGGATCACTCCAAAATGAGGTGTGTATTTTTCTAAAAATAGCCATAGTTAAAAACCTTCATTAGTTTTAACATATTCACTTTCATAATTAAACTTCAAACCATCCAAAGTATATTCATATGTAAAAAAACATATTGAACCTGATTGAGTAAGGTTTGATTCTAAATCAAAATAATCGTTGTTAATAGATAACAAATTATTAATAAAACAGAATGAACCTGTTGTATCTAATTCCTTACCAATAATTACAAGATTTATAACGTATTTATCTTGCTTACTTTTTTTTTCTAAATACCGCTGAATTCCTTTAACATAATTTAAGGATTGCAAAAACGAAGCAATTCCGATTTGCTCTTTTTTTAATTCATAAATTGTAATTTGACCAGGAACAAAATACTTTCGATTAGGTCCGTCATACATTGGTCTTGTAAATTCCACCAAATCAGCAATCCCATAATTGCCAATTCTTAATTGTCTAAATAGTTTGCCTTCAATTGACAAGCCTTTTTCTCTTAATGAATCCCTTCCAGATTCAAAGATGATTTGTTCCAAATCTTTTTCTAAAAATTTCATAAATAAAAAACCCCAAAAAGTAAGTGGCAGTCGCATTGCACACAAACTTAATGGGGTAAAAATCTTTGTAACTTTGGAATATGCGACATTCCGTTAACACAACAAATATACTACAACTAAACTTTATATCCCAATTCTTTTTTCACTTTTGCTTGGTGTTTTTGTCGCAGCTCATAGGTCTCACCTCGCAATTCGGGATCATCTAACTGCAACCGTTGACGGCATCTGCGGATGGTTTCCGCTGGTGTTAACTTACCTGATTCCAAACGATGGAAGAAGTTGAACAGATTTGATTCGCTTCGCCAAATCATTGACATCAAAAGGTTGTCATTGTCTCTTGTCTGTGGGTATTGCTCAAGCAATTGTCTCACAAGTTCTTTGGTAACATTCATATCTCTTCTTTTTGATAGATTTTTTTAGCGTTTGCAAACCCGGCATTGTATGCCAGTTGTTGCTCCATCTTTTCCAGTTGTTTGAAGTTAAACACCATATGCGGACTGATATCCAAATCCGGGTATTCTGTGCGTAGGTGTTCAACCAAGCGGTCAATTGGTGTTTTCATTTTCTGCTTTGATTATTTCTTGAATCTGTTGTGAGATGGCTTTGATTAAACTGATGATATCAAGATTGTGATTGATGGTCTTAATGTCCTCAAGTTCTATATCTGTGTTTCTGTGTTTAACCCTGATCTTCATTTCCGTTTGGGATTAACTCTTGAAGAACTTTCAACCAATAGTATTTGCTGACTTCTGTGCAATGATCAAGTATTTCATATACTGCAACTCTCGCACATTTGATTGCATCGTCTTCCGATAGTGAATGAATTATATCAAAATCTCCATCTACCAATTCAACCGTTTCCGCATTGATGGTGTAAAATTTGGCGATAAGCTCTTCGGCTTTTTCTTTGGGTGTTATATCTGTTTTCATTGTCCGTCTATAAATTCTGCGTAATCTCGTGCATCTTTTTCGCATTCAAATGTGGCGAGTAATTCTCCAGCGAAGTATACCCGCCATTTCTCAATTGAATTAATTGTTGCCTTTACTACCCTCGCTTTTAACATTTTTCAAATCTGTAAATTGGTTCTTGAAAGTTTGCAACTTGTCCTCCAACTCTGCAATCCGTTTCTCGCTCATCATCTTTGCTTGGTTTAAATCATCTTTGCCTTGCTGGATGGTTGACCTGATCGTCAAGATTTCTGTTTCCAAATCCCAAATGTTGCGATTCTTTTTGTTAATTGATTCTTGCAATTCCTCTGCGTTTCTCTCAACTTGCCACAACCGGTAAGCGAGAAGGACAGTTACACCGCCCAAGATTAAGTAAGTTATCATTTTGCTTTTCCTTTATAGAATTTGTGATTGAAGATGGTTTGACTGAATTGGTCAAACTCTGGATTGTACTGATCCCGTTCAAACTGGTAAGGTTTGGCTTCAGGAAGTTCTTTGTTCATTGCCTTCTTGATGCAATGGATAGAGTAACCCACCGCAAAAACGATGGGTGTCAAGATGATTGGGTAGATGATGTCTAAGCTCATAGTTCAGTTATTACGAAAGTGGTTGCTTGATGAATTGAAAAGTTTAAAATAAAAAAAGCGACCGCCTCAACTTCTTCAATGTGTCTGCGTTCAATTGCCTTTGAATGAACTTGATTGCCATTGGCATCTAAAAATGTGATTTTATATGTATTCTCTTTCATAGTGATTCAAAACAACATACTTTCTTTCACTTATGCAAATTTATTTTCTAATTGGCTTTGTGAATGAACGATTTATTTTGTGATTGACAAAAAGAGTTCTCCAGCGTAGGTCAATTTCTCATCAATGATTTCTTGTATGTCCTCTTCCAAAGTGATGAGAGTGGTTGTGAGCTTCTTGCCGATGGGCATTCGGGGATCATAACTGACAAACAAACCTTCTTCCAATCCGGTTGCAATCATTCCCATTTGCATCTGCCAAAAATACTCGGTGCGTTTGCTCTTCAACTGCTCGTTGTTTTGAATGAAGAAGTTTTGAAGGTGATTGCCTGAATTAAAAGGGCATTTTATTTCTACCAACTGGTGACCGAGTGCATCGGGTGAATACCCACCCCATTCGCCATAAGTGATAAAGGTGTATGTCTCTGCACCGTAGTAAGTGAAGAAATCATCGGTTTGTTGGGAGAAATAGTGGAAGGCTTCCTTCTCGTGTTCCTTGCCCCAATCCAAAGCACGACCATAGATCTCCGATTTCGCACCGGTTAGGTATTCCGCTGCCTTCTCAAAGACAAATGATTTCGCAGTTTCCGACAAGAACTCCGATTTGTTTTTCGGAGTTCCCATCAGTTTGTGGATTTCGGAAGCGGTGAAGCGTGAACTTCTCAACCTTTGCCAATCTTCTTCGTTCAAAGAAGTGTGAATAACTGGATGTGTGTTATTCATTTCTCACCGATTAAAAGTTTCATATTCACCGGAGATACCTCAAACTTGCTTGTGATGTCGGTCATCAATCCACCTGTCTTCAAGTGTTCAACGGCTTTTGTCCACGATGGATGCTTTGGTGTGAGTTCATCTTTCTTTGGAATCTGTCTTCCCATTGCTTTCTCACCATCATCATCATCATCAATGTTCAAGTTTAGGATTGAACCGAGTGCATACCTCCGTGCGTAGGTCATTGCACTTCCCATTGCTTGTGGATCGTTCTGCTTTGCAACCGGCATCACATAGGATGATTCCATCCACTCACCTGAATCAGCGTGAAGAATGATGGTTGTGAGTGCATTGGCATCAGGGAATTGACTGATTGCCAAACCACTTTCACTCAATGGCTTTTGGATTGTGTCCAGTATGTTCGCCAAACTTGCATACTTGGATTTGAAGAAAGGATTGTTGGCTTCCTTTGCTACCTTGCTCACCGATGCTTGGAATTTTACCAATGCACCAGCGATGTTCTTAATTGATTCGCTTTTATTCATAGGAAATTTGTTTTGTGTCCGCACATAAAAATAATAGTAAACTTGTCGGGTTCAAGGAAAAAGAATCTCTCCGTCTCAATGCCGACCAAGTTGGTCTCAACGCATCCACCGAAGTACACATCTCGCTTGATCAGGTACGGTTCAAGTTCATCAAAGTGATGCTCAAGTAAATAGTCATCAACTTGCTTGTCAATGTAAACATACCTATCATCCTTACCAAGTGTAAGAATCCATCCGTTGATTGTTGCCTCAATCATTGTTCACCTCCCTCAATGCAATTTCAATGACGGCTTTGGCTTTGGGTGAAACGATGTTTCCCTCAACCAAATACTTGCGAACGGTTGGAAGTGATACCCCAGTTTTACGAGCGACTATTTGAAATAGTCCTTGTCTGCGTTTCAGTTTAATTGTTTCAATTGCTTTCGTGTAATCCATAACGAGAGCAAAAGTAAAATAAACTTTCTAATAATGCAAATAAACTTTTCTTTTTGTTACAATTTTATGTCTTCCGAGAATATCAAATCTCCGAAACGAGCATTCAACTCATTCACCAATTCCATCTGTATTGATTCCGTGAACGCACTTTCAAGGAATGGCTTTGGCTTTGTACCTACTCTGTGAATCTTTCTTGCAATGGCTTTTGCATAGGAATCATAGGTAAAATCTTCAGGTGGTTTGACGGCTTTGAATTGCATCCATTCTCTGATTGACTGCCATAGATACGGAGTGCCTTCAATGTGACCATTTCTTGTTGGCTTCCTTCCGTATTCAACGAACTCCCAGTAATCTTCAGCGAGAAGGATTGTGTTGATGGATGTTGGTGATTTGGTTATCTGTCCGGGGACAAAAGATTGTCTCAACGAAGATGATGCGTTTATCTTTTTACTGTCAAGATTTGCCCAAATCGGAGGAATCACCTTCTTATTCCACCAATCAATAATGATTTGCTGAAGGAGTGAGCCTTCGGATGCATCCCCTAAATAAGTATCAAGGGCATCGGGTAATTTATCAAGGTCTATTGTAGCCATCCCACAAGCGTTAAAATTCCCAACCCTATACTTATACTCTTAAACAACTTTAAAGTTGTTATAATGGCTTTATTTTGCTTCACAAGTGAATCATTCTCCGCATTGAGATATGCGATGTTTACCTTTTGTTTGGTGATGACTGAATCTTGTTGCGAAATTATGATAGAATCCGAGTGAACAACCTTCAGTAATTGGCTAACTTTCTGCCGTGCAATCGCACCCTTGACCAAATAACTATTCGCAGTTCGCAGAGTCGCAGAATCTATGGAGATTGATTGCCCCTTCAAGCCCTGAAGATGTAGCATCAAAAGTATCAAGATAAATCGTATCATAGTGGTTCAGTTCTTTCAAAAGTGTGATTCGTTTGATCTTCTCTTTTTCAATAATCCTTTCGTGCATCTCAACATTTAGTGGTTTGATATAGCGGACTGGTTCATCATAATTGAAGAAAGCCCACAACCAACTAAACAGGAACAACGCAAGTATTATGTAGATAAGGAGTGAGGACTTGGAAGTTGATTGCATAACCAGCGAGAATATCAGTTTTTGAATCGTAGAAAGGAGATGCGTTGCCGTTGATCACAATCTCAAAATCCTCATCGTTTTGGGTGTTGTCTTCAATCAATGCAAAGATGTCGGTCATTATTTGAGCAGTATCCGAAAGAACCTCAATGGTGTTTGATTCGCTTTCAAATACACGATCCATCACGAGCAATGCGAAATTGTAGGTTTGAAGATTCCCACCGGACTGCAAATTGAATCCATCAGGATACAACCAAACCAACGGATAATACTCAACATTCTCAACAGTCATATTTGACTGCTGACCAACGCCAAACTTGTGAACCATCTTATGGCTTTCGGCTGCCGTTTGAATCTTTTGAATTATTTGGTTTAGTGTCATTCTTGAGAAATTTGAGAAGTTTGGCTTCGTTGTTTTTTTGCCACTTATTTGTCCTCGTTGGGGAAGTCATAATTCCAAAAGCAATCTTGTGAAGTTGGAAGATAAATACCACCGACAAAAGCGGTGTTCTTTGGACGGATTGTATCAAATGTACTGCCGGGATTCAAGAACAAAGGATAATCATTGGTGTATGTGCGGAGATAATCCCTCAATCTGTTGGCATAGTATTCCGCTTTATCACGATAACGACCTTCAATCATTGTCATTTCCTCAACAGATACCGCCCTCGCATTGTCACTCTCACGAGATGCAACCGATTTATTCATCAATTTAAAGGTCATTGGAAGCATTGCTTCGGTCAATGTGTAATACTTCAAACAAGGTGCGATGTATGAATCCAAAAGGGTAGTATTCAACTGGGTTAATGTTCCAGCGAATGCCTGTACTTGCAACTCATTATAAATGCCTGAACCAATCACATCACGGATGTAAATCTCTTGAGCTTCTTTGATTGCTGACTTCAGCAATTTATCATCCACATTTTCATTCAAAGGGGTGTTGTCCTTCAAGTAAGTGGTTGAAATGAAATATACAAAATTGGTCATCGTTTGATCCTCCTTAAAAGTTGTTGTTGCCAAATGTGTCTGCATTGTGGTGTGGTGATTCCAGTATCAGGGTTGGTATACCATTCACCTCTCCTCTTCCATACATCGTAACCAAGTTGTGCAGACATTGCGTTAATGTCCTCCCTTGAATACACACGATTACTTTCCACGATTTGACGGCAGAAATCACGAGTGGTTGGGATAACCAAAGTACCTTTGATTCCAGCGGCTAAAGCGTAGCCATAACGAACCACAATCTCGGTTTGCAATCTGTCTACCTCTTCAACTCCTTTCGGGGTTGTTTCCAATCCGTCCTCGTATGATTTGATCAACTCCGCTTTGGCAAGTTTAGCAATGGCATCAGCGACAACCTTCGCATCCAACTTGGTGATGTTCACAATGTCTCCAACTTGAAGACCTTTGTTCTCTTTCAACACATTCAAGATCGCAGTTTCAACGGCATCCACGAACTCAAACTTGTACGCTTCAAAGTTGTCTGCACTTTCACCGTATTGTTGGAAGACCTTGATGTCTCTTTCATCATCCCAGCCAAAGGGATTTTGTTTTGATAGGGCAACATTCAAAGGTTCTTCAATCTCATCAAATCCCAACTCTTTTCTTGCTTCGTTTCTGTCAATGATTCCAGCGGTAAACAACGCCTGATAGTCAAGACCGATTGGTGGTTTGTTGATGGTTTCCAAGCGAACAGATGCGATAGGTTCAAGCAAGTACGCAAAGGTGTCATCAATCTTTTGTTGACGGGGTTCAATATAGGCGTGATGAAACATCTCATATGCTTCAATCAACTCACTACGACCTCCCAATTGTCCCTCCACACGCACCCCAAACAACATCGGTGAGTTCACTTTGTGTGCAACAAATATCTCTTGTTGTACGGTCTTATTTAACAAGTCAAATTGCTTGTCAAAATCCGATGGCTGAAGATTGTTGATGACTGATTCCTTTTCTGTCGGATCGTTGTATTGGATAATTAACCCACCGGCATTGTCCGTGCCTTGATAGTTTTCTTTGAATCTCCTTGCAGTTGCACGAGCTTCTTCAGGTGTTGGAATGCCTTTGAATAACTGGATGTGTGTTTGTGCCGTGAATCCGTTTTTAATGCTATTCAAATAATAGTTAGATATCTCGGTGTCAACTTCAATGTATTTCAACGCACCAACATAATCGGGCAAGGGATATTCGCCTTGTCCGGGGCGGTAAAATTGGCAATAGTAAATTTGCTTGGATTCCCTTGTGATTGGGTTGTATGGTTGATAGTGGATTTTCTCCGCTTTGTTATCTGTCCAGTCAGCACAATACACATAATCACCTTCAAGACCTTTACGGACATTCTTGAAAGGGATGTGATAGAATTCCGAAGGTGCGGTCTTTGCCTTGTTCCAAATCACCTCAACTGCAAAGCCATTGAACAACTCGGCATCGTATGCTACTTTTGCTTTGAGTTCCTCGTAGGTCTCGTAGGCGTTGATGCTTTTGAGTTTGTTTTGGATTTTGGCGATGTCGGTGGTGTTTTGTCCGTAAACTTCAGTACCAATTCCAGCCACATATGAAGCTTTTGCAGAAACGATTGCATTGTGTTTTGGGGATTTGTTAAATAGTTCAATTAGAAAATCAGGATAGAGATTGTCTGCCCCAAATGTCACGAATCCCTTTGCCTTGTTCTCTTTAAAAACTGGCAACTTGTTATCGTGAAAGTTTATTCTTTGGAATATCATCTCTATCAAATAGCAATCAATCTTTTTTGTTTGAGAACTTGTCTATTGATGTGAACCCAAGACAAGCAATCACGATGAATTCCACCGCAGTCACCAACTCTGGAGAAGGTACGATATCAGCAGGAGACAAACTATTATGAGCCATTGTAGCAAACAAAACAAAAGCACCGATAATGCCCACGAATCGTTTTGATGACATCTCTCCTTTGTCACCCGTGAAAATTTCCATTAATTTTTTCATAAATCTTTGCTTTCTAATAGTGTGTAAGTGAATGAATTGCCGTGCAAGGTGGCAGCCTTCTTGACTAAAGCCATAAACTCGTCAAAATCTGCTGACTTTTTGAACACCTGACAACCCTCACTCCAATTCTCAACATAGGTTGAATCAGCACCAGCCTTGTGGATGTTGATTCCGTAGATACCTTCGGTGATTATTTTGGTGTCGTAGGTCATATCCTTATTGGCATCACGATAAACCTTCACGGGTTTGGCTTGTTTTAATGCTTCGTATTTGCCTTGATGCAATCCGATTGCGTGACTTCCACGATATTGTCCGGGAACTAAACGAGCA